CCAGTGTCAGAAGATTTTTTACCACTTTTGGTTCTCCAATCCTGTTTGCCCCAGTCTTTGAGGGACTGCTGCGGTTTAGCTAACCCACCACCTGCCATCTTCTTACTCGCGCAATGAGCCTTCTCCGAGAAACCTTTCGGGGCATCGCAGTTTATAGACTTCTTGCGCTTGTCAGACCACTTAGTCACGGTAGCCACCGCCTGCGGCTTTATACCGTTTAGCCATCACTTGCGCTTTTCTGGCGCTCCACTGTCCTGCACCCGTACCAACGATTGCCGCAGCTTTGACGCTGTTGAAGATACGCTTGCGTAGGTCTGGCTTGGTGTAGTTGCCCGCTTCGTTCACCTTTGATTTAACCTTACCGCCGTCCTTGAACTGCGTAAAGTCGGTGTCGTCCTTGCGGGCTTTTTTCTTGCCGCCGGGCATCTTACTGGAGGAGATTGCCCCCATGCCTCGGCTTGCCATCATACCATCCGACCTTTTGTGTGGCCTTTGGAAATGCAGCCGTCAGCACGGGTAACGCCGCCTTTAGCCAGCTTCAAAGACGTGCCCTTGCCGCCCTTGTGCTCTTGCGCGTCATGCTGTTTGAAGGCTTTGATAATCATGGCCTTGTCTTGCGACTTGTCCATTTTCGTGGATTCCATGTCTTTAGCCATTATGCTTTCCCGCCACTCTTCATTGTGACCATCTTGCCCTTGGTTTTACCCTTGGTCTCGATGCCGCCGCCTTTGGCGTATGACATGCCGCCCATATTCATCTTCTTGGCTTTAGCCATGCCGCCATGCTTCATCTTGCCTTCACCATCTGCGGCAAAAGACGGTACTTTTTTACCATCTTTCATAACCATAGGCATACCACCAGAAGCCATCTTCATAGCGGAGTTCTTCATCATCTTGCCGTCAGGCATCTTGTGCATACCGTCTTTTTTCTTGGCCATCATAGCCATAAAACCGGGGTTCATTTTGGAAGCCATAGTGTCACCTTTTAAAAAATTACTTGTGAGGAAACCAACTTGGAAGACTCGTTAAAAACGAACCTATCGCACCACCAGCGCCGCCTACCAGCAGCAGCATTTTCCAACCGCCTTTGGCTTCGGAAAGTGTTTTTTCAATGTCACCAAGCGTTTTTTGCATAGCCGCGCAACTAGCAACCAGCTTGTCCATATCGTTTTGCAGATGGGCAATATCCGAAGCATGTGTAGCCAATTCACGGGCGGTCATAATATCTTTTTCGTCCATGTCAACATTTCCATCTTGCTAAGGCTGCTGCTTTACGGGTGGGTTTACCCTTATCGTCTTTCATTGGCCCCGGCATACCCGACATACGGGCGCAGAACGAGTCCTTGCGCTTGCCGCCTTGGGGCTGGGGGGCCTTCAGATTACTACCTGTTGCCGCGTTGTACTTAGCTCTTCCCTTGGCAGTCAGCCCTGCACCTTTGGATACTGGCAATTTCTCGCCTCTTCCAACTGAGAGGACTGGGCCTTTTTTCTTAGCCATAGAACACCATGACTGAGCCGATGGAAGTTACGTCTGCGTAAATGTTTGTAGAAAACAAAAGCCCCTCGCCGGGAATCAGGGTGTATGTTGGCTGTGTAGCAGAAGCAACCGTATTAATAGTCAAACGGGTTGTCCCACTTACGCCACCATCTTTAAACACAATGCTGCCCGCCGTTGCCGATGGGACAATATAGATAGCTTTCACCCTTGCTCGGCCTATGGTGGCGCTTGCTTGGTTTGTAAATTGTCCGTCAGCAGTTAGTACTTGACTGGCTAGAACGTCAGTTTGCATCGCCATAATCAATCTCCTTTAAAAACGGGGCCGAAGCCCCTTGAGTTGATTAGGAGTTTGCAAATGGTGTAGCCACAGTACCTGTGCCCAACACCGTGCCTTCAACCATGTATTTATTGGCTGCAATTGCAAAAATCCGTACCCATGAACCTGCAACGCCACCAGTGGTAGTGCCGTTCAAGTTGATGAAGTCGTTAGCAGCGGCGGCAAAGAAACCAACCAGTGCTGCGCCGTCTGAATCAACGTCATTCATGGTGATTGAGCCAACAAACTTGTCAGTGCCGTTTGTACCAATCTTCAACGAGCTAGTGGCAATAGTTGTAGGAACCCAAATGGTATACAAAACGCCTTCGTTATTGACTGTATTGGGGTCTTGACCGGGGCCAGACGTAGTTGGATTAGCCGTCATATTGATGGCGGGTAGTGTCAATGTCAGTGCAGCAGCCAAAGTGCCGCCAATAGAAATAATGCGACCACCGTGAGCTTCGGGATTCAGAGTGGTGCTGGCTGTGATCTCAACAACAGCGGCTGGGCCTTGTTGATAAATACCGCCCAATGAACGAACGGGGCCTTGAAACGTACTGCGTGCCATGATTGTTTCCTTACATGCAAGTTAAGCGTATCAATCTGCATGTCGTCAGCCGGGACTGTTTGATACGCCGGAAAGCCCGGAGTAAAAATAATATAGCACAACTTTCTAGGGTGTGCAACAAATAAAAAAAGGCTTCCGAAGAAGCCTTAGTAGGGGGGTTCTCACCCCCTCGCTGTTTCAGTCCTTTAAAGTCGCGTACAGTTAAGCGACTGTCTTATTAAGACGAACCGGACGAGCCGAACATGCCCAACGGGTCAGACCAGCCGAAGCTGTAACGCTCACGGGACTTGTAGCGGACGTTGCCCGTGTCGAAATCACCATCCATCGAGTTGCTCAACGCTACACGCTCGAAGTGCTTCAGGCCGTTTGGCACGTCTGTGCAGAGGAACCAAGCGTTCGTGTCTGTCAAGAAGTGGTTGATGGCATAGCCTTCAGGGATTGAACCGTTGTTCTTCAACGCGTTGATATCGTTGTCAGCAGTGCCAACGCGGAGGTTGGTTTCCAACAGACGAGTAGCAACGAATTGCAGAGCGGGTGGAATAACCAACTTGCGCGGCTTAGAAGCAATCAGCAGGCCGCGCTCATCAACCCATGCAGCAATTTGAATTACAGCATTTTCCAACGAGGTCTCGTTCAAATCGACACCAGTGGTGGGGCTGTTGAAGTTAACGCCGCCGTTGACGAGTGGGTGACCCACACGAGCGCTGGATGAGTTAACGCCAAATAACGATACACCGTCACCGCCGAGGTAAGAACCGCTGAAGCCGTTGTTAAGAACGCCTGCTCCTTTAACCTGCTTGGTGTAGGCCATAGCACGAGCCAGACCTTTGGTGTAACGAGCCGACAGACTGTCGTACAGGTTATCTTCGACTGCCTCTTCGGTAATCGAGAAGCCCAGAGCAATGGTCTCGTGGCTGTAACGTGCAGTGAAAGCTTCCTGCGCATTGTCATAAGCAATGGCTTGGCCCTCGTTCTTCACTGGTGCAGCACCGAAGCCAGACAGCTTGGTTTCTTCTTCAAACGAGCGCTCTGATTTCTCGGTCTCGTAGATTTCCTTGTGCTCTTCGCCGTAACGTGCGTACTCCAGACCAAACAGGGCGTTCAGACCGGGGAGCAGTTCTTTAAGTAGTTGTGCGCGTGAAATTGCCATGATTTAGCTCCTTACAGGCCGACAGCATTGCTGTATGTGTGATAACCGGGGTTGAACTTCACCAAAATATCGGTGAAAGCGTCGCCCACAGTCGAAAAGCCCTGCATGTCCACAAAACCAACGACGCGGAAAGCGGCGGTAGTAGTGACAGCACTGGAGCCAGCGACAACAGCAGTGTTTGAGTTGCCCGTAGTAGTGCTACCTGTGGAGGTAGACTGTACGGCGTTCAAAAACACGTTAGCGCCCAGAGCAGCTTGCGTGACAGAGCCAGCAGATTGCACTTGGAATACAGCGCGGTCGTCGTCGATGACATACGCAATAATTGCCGTGCCCGTTGGAGCAACGGTATTAGCAGGATAGTACTGAGCGTAGATCACCTGACCTTGCGAGTTCACGTAGGAGCAACCGACGAAAACGCCAACGCAGCCAGTGTTAGCCGTACCAGTGGGGAAACCATTGGTTGTAGCGTCAGCACCAGTAGCGGTAGCGATTTGCAGGAAGCCCGTAGCAGGTACAAACACCAACGAACCGTTGAAAATGTTCGTGTTGTAACCCGCAGGGTCAATATTGAACTGGCGCGTGCTACCCGAGTAGGGTAGACCGCCCAGTTCATTTACGGCTCGAAAGCCATAGGGAGAAGCAGTTGATGCCATGAGGCACTCCTTTATTTAGAACCTGAACCAAATCCCTGTCCGCGACTGGCTGTTGACTTACGTTCAGCAAACAGAGGCATCCGAGGGTCATTATTTCGCATGAAGTGATTGTCCACTGAGTCCATCTGGTTCTGAGCTTGCTGGTTGTAGTAATCATCACGGGAGCGTGCGCGTTCAGTAGGCATCTTGCAGAGCATAAGGCCACCAATCTCGACGTTTCCTGTCTTCTCACTACCTGCCAGCATCAGTTCTGGATGGTCTACTGCCTTTACAGGCTCCCAGCCTTCGCGCATCTTTCGAGACACGTTGGTCGGGTTTGCCTCGCCCAGCAAATGCGTCATTATCCAACGGTACACATAGCCCGGCTCAGGAGTCGGGTCTGGTAACGCCGATGGCGGCACATACACAGAACGAGCAGTTTTATCGCGTGATACCAAATCACGGGGGGTACGATTTTCAGCCATTATTTTTCTCCAATTTTGCAACTTCAACAGCATATTGCTGCGGGGTTAATCCGTACTTTTTAGCCAACGCAATTTGCGTAGGTGTGAGTTGAATTTTTCTTGCGCCCGAAGAACGAGCTGCGGGAGCAACAACCGAGGTTGGTCGTCTTGGGGAGTCATTCGACTTACGATCTTCTGTTTCCCCGAAAACTTCAGGGAACTTAGACTTCACGCGTGCGTCAATGCGCTCGTAATATTCGTCACTTCGCGGGTCTACCCCGTTGTTGACTAGATTTTGGTGCAGCCCTAGTGCAAAGCTGGTAACTTCTTCAAACCCATTGGCCCCGAACCACTGGTTTTTTGCCTGCCAGCGCAGGGTTTTTTCGTCGGGTTGCACCTGTTGGGGTGCGGGTTGCCTCGTTTGTACATCATATTCTTCCTGCTGTAAAGGGGCCGAACGAAAGTTTTTTACCGCCCTAGCGTCCATTTTGGCTTCGGTCAACGCTTCTTGGGCAGCAATGATGCCGTCCGTGTCAAACGCTTCTTGTGCCGCCTTTAGATTGCGTCGCGCTTTGTCCAACTCAGCTTCGGCAGCAGTTTCAGCCATTTTGTTGTACTGCTGTGTGCCGTTACTCACATACTGCTTGAGCTTGTTGTTCTCGTCGTGCATGTGTTGGGCAAAACGCTCCAGCTCCTGCTTTTCCCTCTGTAGGGCTTCTTTAGCGCGGCGCTCGTCATGGCGTGCATGAGTCAACTCCTTAATGCGATCTTGCGCACCTTTGGTGTAGTTCTCAATCTCGGCATCGGTAGGGTCAGCAACTTCCCGGTCTAACGGCCTACGGCCCTTGTCTCTTTCCGGGGTGTCATCTACGACTTCGATTTCTATATCGCCGTCGTTTTGTTGTGAAACGTCAACTTCTTTGTCTGTTTCTGTGTCTTCGTCTGGAAATTTAAATGCGGTAGCCATGTATCACTCCTTTAAACGCGTGTTAACCCACGGGGGTCTTGGACAACTGCGTCCACCTGATCGTCATTTATCAAACGGAACTCTTTTCCGTAGATTTTGAAGCGCGTACCCGAATAGGTACGCACGAGAACAAAGTCACCTTCCTTGCACCACGGGCCTGCCGGGAACTTGGTGGTGTCTCTGTACGCGTCGGGGCCAACTTTCAAGACAAACAGCACCGTTGTGGCGTGCTCTTCTTGTTTCATAAATTGCCCGGCTTTGACGATAGCCGAGTTCTCAAACGTCTCTACGACATCTGGAACGGCGCACAGAATTCGCCAGCCCGATGGGTCGGGTAGTTGTCGTGCTTTTTCTTCGTCGGTAGGAGGGGCTACCTCTGGGGCTTCAGTGACGTGTGCAATTTCGGGCAAGACGAAACTGTTGGGTTCAAGGCTAAGTTCACTCATCTGATTCTTCCACTTTCTTAGCAAGGTCGAGTAAGTAACGCTCTGCGATAGCCAGACCTTGGATGATTCCGCAGAGTTTTTGATATTGATCGAACGACTGGCAGGCTCCCCCAGAGAGGTCATCTGCGTAGTTGTTCATATCGGTGCGTATTTGTTCGCGCAATACGCGTGCGAAGTCTTGAATCATTTAAATAACTTACCCTTTCGGTGGTTGGTTTTTAGTTGCCGCCTGTTGGCGGCTCTTTGCGATATCGATGCCCATGCGGACACCATCTCGTTCTTGGTTGGCTTGCAGCGCCTTGTCTACCTGTGTGGCTTGCTGCCCTGCCTTAAATCCGTCAATCTGCATCTTGCCTTCCAACGCCTGCTTCTTCAGCTCCAGCTCGTCAGCCGCCGTAGCTGCGTCAAACACAAGGCGCTTTTCTTTAATCTCAATGTCTTTTTTATCCAACTCAAGCTTTTGGGCCTTTAACGCCATGTCTTGCTGCTGGAGCTGCACTATCGGGTCTTGCGCTTGCTGCTCGGCTTGTTGCTGCGCGGCTTGCGCTTGGCTCTGCTGGAGAACCTGCTGTGCAGCTTGTGCCATCATTCCAGACAACGCCAGCTCAATCTGCGGCGGCAACTTCTCGTCTTCGGGGGGCAACGGCATTCCCAACTGCTGCTCGATCTTCTGGCGGTACGCAAAGCCAACGTGCTCGGCAATGTGCGCCATCATCGCGCCTTGAATCGTCTGCGCCTTGGGGTTTTGCCCCACCAGCTGCTGAATGATTGGGTCTTTTACTGCGGCCATGTGGACTTTTATGTGCGCCTCATGGTCTTGGTACATGAACGCCTTGACGGGTTCACTTTTAAGAATAGCCATGTTCTCGGTCACCGGGTCTTTTGGCTTCTGGTCGTCTGGCAGCGGCACCAGTTTGTCGGCATTTTTAATGCCCAGCACCTCTAACATCTGGCGGTGCAGGTACGGCTGGTCGTAAATGTCGGGAGCCATCTGCGCCATCTGGATGACCGCCTGATACTGCACAACCCGCTGCGACATGGTGGCCGCGTTGGGGTCTGACACCGGGATGATATCGACGTGGTTGTAGTCTTCGGCCTTGGCCCTACGCCCACCTTTTTCCGGCTCGTAGTCGTAGTCTGGGTCGGTGTAGTCGCGTATTAACCCCGCCAACAGGCGCAGTTCCTGTTTAAACGTGTAGTGCAGGCGCGCCTGAACTGCTGACATGACTTTAAGCTGGCGCTCCAACAACGCCAGTGTGGTGCCTACGGGCGCGTTGGCCGACATATCGGCAACCTTCATATCTGCCGTGGCCGCAAACCTGCGGCCCTCGTCCACGATGGAACCCAGCATGGCAAACAAAACCTGACTTGGCTCCTTGTACGGCAGGGGCAGGATGTTGTCTCTTAGCGCACCCGAACCAATGTCTACATCGCGGAACTCGCCGGGGGAAATCGGTGTGTCATCACCCTTAATCCGAAGTCCGCGTGATTTGAGACCTCCGGGGAGGTTGGACAGGGTTCCAGCATCAATAAGCTGGCGCATGAGGCTGGTAGAGGATTTGGCGTAGCCCCCAATAAGATGGAACAGCCCGAAGCCGTAGGCTCCAAAGCCGGGGATGTACTGGTAGTGAACAAAGTGCTGCCGCTTGAGGTGAAGGTCGTCACTTTCAAGCCAGTTGCGCCGAATAGACAGAACATCATTTGTTCCTTTAATTAGGGTTACTACGTAGGGAAGTGCAATTCCTGTTGGCTCATCGTCTTCGTCCTTGTCCTCAAACCCCGGCAAGTCCAAGTCAACATGGCACTCCATCAGGATATAACGCTCGTCGTTGATATCGCTGAAACCTGTCTCTTTGTCCTTGGCTTTCTCGATATTTGTCTGTTCTCGGCTCGGGTCGCCAATGTCAATATCTCGGTAAAACCCGGCTTGCTGCAACTTGACAATATCGTTCTTGGTCTTGCGCATGGTGTGCGTCAAGCGGTAGCACGTATCCAAGTCCGTCGTGCCGTACGGCAAGATGATGTCCTCGGCGGGTACAAACATGGAAACCTGCCGCCCTAGAGAGGGGTCGTAGTACACCTTCTTAAAGGCCGAACCCGTGGCAGGCAGTGACCACAACATGCGCTCATGCTCTGGACGGAACTCGCGCATCACGTCGGTCAGCTCGTAGTTCATATCCGCTTCAACGCGCTGTGCGGCTTGCTGCTTTTCTGGTGTCTCTTTGCCCAGAATTTTGGTTCGTACCGGGCCTGCGGCGGGGAACGTCTCGGTGGTCGTCTCGCTTTGAAACCGCACAACGGCTTCTGTAATCATGGGGTGGAACACGCCCGATGCCCCGTTCCAAGGCTCTGTGCGCTCTTCGATCTGCAAGCCCAGCAGTTTTAAGCCTTCGGTGTAGGCTTTCTCCCAGTCCTTGCGGGAGTTCCTGTCGTTGTCAATGTCTCCGGCCAAGTCGCCTGCCAACGTCTCAATGGCGCTGGCATCCATCTCGTCGGCCAAGTTTGCGTCGAAGTCGTTCTCCGCTTCGGTTTTGGCCAGCTCTATCTCAAAACCCGGACCGTGGATACTGACCGCTTCTGGGTCAACAATCTCAATCTCGATGCCCTCTTCGTCTTGCGCAGCATCGTCGATGCCTTGGGGCTGTTGGTAGAGTGCTTTGTCAATGTTGGTCGCCATTTTTATATATCCTTTTTGTTGCCTGTTTGGGCAATGTAGCCGCCATTAGCATATCCAATGAGTTTTTTAAGTTTACTCACCATGCCGGGTTCAGTTGGTTCAGGCTGTCGAGTGTACGGAGGTAGGTCGCGTGCGTCCAACCGTGTTTGGCGCAAGCCTGTAATTGCGTTGTACGTCTCACGTACATCTTTGTCCTTGAACAGCGTTTTGCGCAAAACAGGGTCTTTGGTTAAATCCACGTTGTTTGCTGTTTCGTGTCCAGCCAACGAAGCCAGTTGTTCGTAAAAGGCCGTACCGCCTTGTCTTAGCATTCTTGGGTCAAAATACCCGCTGTCAATACCGTACTTTTTTTCGAGATAGTCGGCAGCGCCTATGGCATCCCTAACAAACTGTTTTCTTGCGGTGCTGCCTTGCTTTCCCATCAATTCATCAAACTTTTCATTAACCATAGCCGCTGTGCCCAACCCCTGCCTTGCCAACAGGTGCTCTTGTTCGTGCCCAAGCGTATCTTTTGTTGCATTTGGACTCATAAAAACCGCCTGTGCTTGAGCGCGATTCTTATCAAAGTCAGCGACCCGATTACTGCTAAACACAAGCCCTCTGGTATTTGTGTCTTGCAGTTGGGGTACATCCATTACTTGCAAAGAAGGCAGTCCAGCAGTTGTATACGGCTGTTCACTTGCGTCAGTCTTGCGTGCTGTCAACTGTCGAGCGTCTATGCCTGCCCTACTAAGCTGCTCTAGCGTGCGCGGGTCTAGATTTGTCGTTGCCATGTTGTTCCTTAGTAGTACGCAGCTCTGCGTGCCCGGTAAATCTTATCGTCTTTCTCGTCTGAATCTAACGAGATAAACCCACCTTGCCTGAAGCGCAGCAGCGCCTGACTGGTGGTGTCCACGTAGTCGTCGTTCTCGCCCACAGGAAACGCTGCCACCTCTTCGATGACTTCTCGCGCCCAGCGGGTATCCGGTGCCCAGACAATCCCAGACGTGAACAGGTCTGCAATCGCGTTGACCCGCACCATCTTATCGTTTCCCCGGCTCGGTGTAAATTCCTGCACGGGGATGCCCATCGCTCGTAATTCCTGAATGAGCGGGCCACCAGCGGCTTTTTTCTCCACAATAAACGCGTCTGGCTCCCACTCTTTCCAGTGTTTGAACGCAATGACTTTCAACTCGGGGAACGCCATCCGGTCTTTAAACGCGTCTAATAAAATGAGCTGTGGTGAGTTGTTTTCTTCTTCGTTGTAGAACACGCCCCAAGTTGTACACGCCGAATAGTCGGAAGTGCTCTTGGTCTCGTGGGCCGTGTCCCAACTCATAATCACGTACTCGCACTCTGGCGGGTCATCGCTGGGCCAGATGCGCCAGCTCTTTCGGCTAATGATGGCAGAAACGTCCGAGGTGGGCTGCTGCATATACTGCGCGTTCCAGTATCTCGGGTCCATCGACGACTTGGCAGACTTCAGGGACTCCAGCGGCCATTGCTCAGGCCAGAGCGACTTCTCGTTGTCCGTGCCTTCGTTGAGGATGGCAGGCAGCTCTACGATCTCCCAGCGCGGGGACTCTGGGTTCTTGACTTGGTAGTCGATCAGCCGCCCGGTCAAGTCCAGTGGCCCCCAGCGCGTCATCACCACAATAATTGCCCCGTTGGGCATCAGGCGCTGAAGCGGGCCTGTCTGGAACCATGACCATGCAGTATCAAACGCCAAGCGGCTGTTGGCCTTTACGTCCTGCTCTGAGTGCGGGTCGTCGATCATGAACAGGTCAGCGCCCCGGCCTGCCAAGGCTCCACCTACACCAGCGGCGTAGTACTGCCCGCCGTCAGCCGTTGACCACTTACCGGATGCCTTCTGGTCTTGCGCGAGTTTGGTGCCGGGAAACACGTCACTGTAGTCGTCGTCTTCCAGCAGGTTCCTGACCCTGCGGCCAAAGTCCTCCGACAAAGACGCGGTGTGCGTGCCCATGATAATTTTCTTATCTGAATAAGTACCCAAAAAAAATGCAGGGAACAGATAACTGCTGAACTCGGACTTACCCATCCTCGGCGCGATATTAATGATGACGCGCTTTTTCTTGCCGTCAATAACGTCTTGGAAAATCTTGGACAGCTTGCGATGATGAGGGCCAACCTTAAAGCCGGGGTACACGCGCTTGGCAAAGTCGATCATGTTGGTACGCGAGTTCTGTAGAGACAGTCTGCGTTCGCGCTCTTCCAGTATCTCCACCAGATCAAGCTTGCTCTTGGTCGTCATCGTCGGCAAGGCAGCGCGTATGGCCGCAAGCTCTTCTATCTTCAGGTTAAGTGTTTCAGGCTTCATCGTCAGATGTTAGTGAGTGCTCACTTTGTTTCACGGGTTCTATGTCGGTTATGTCAGTTATGTCGGGTTTGGTTTCGCCGGGAGTTATCTCCGCGTCGATCACGTTGAGCAGTGTGTCGAGCTTGTCTTGGAGCTTCTTGTCGATCTCCGCGTCGGTCATGTCCGTTTTGGTCACCGCTACGCGGTCTGTGAACAGCGCCACTGCTGTGACCCGGCCTAGGATTTCAATGGCCTTGAGCCGGATTCGTGCGTCGGGGTGGTTGGTCTCTTCGATGATCTTGGCCACGGCCATGCCGCGCATCTGCTTGGCCTGCTCAACGAACTCCCAGTCGTATGCAGACAACATAGAGACAAGGTGGCGCACAGACTCAGGGGTCTTGAGCAGCGTTAACTGCGTTTTGGTATCTAGGGGTGCGGTGTTGTTGGTCAGCGCAGCGAAGACGGTACGTGCGGCCTTGGCTTCGGCTTCTTGGAGAATCTTATGGTCGTCTTCCACGCCAAGCTGCTCCAGC